GTGGAGTCAGCCTCGGTGAGCCACAGGCGGTTTTTGAAGACGGCGACATGCCGCACATCCGCCGCCAAAAGACCGGTTGTGGCGAGCGCCGTCCAGGCCCCGGTTGACTCGGTGTAGATGAGCCCGCCGTTCACCTCGTCGGCGTAGATGAGGAAGTGCCCGCCCGCCGTCACCATCTCCTGCGCGGTGCCCCACCCGGCCCGTCCCGAAGGCGAGGCGAAGGCATAGACGCGCGTGGGCGATGTGCTTGAGGTGGTGACGTCCCAGATGCCCGTCTCCGTGGTGGCGAACAGCCGGTGTTGACTGTCGATGCTCCCGCGGAAGGCCAGCGGCGTCCGCACCTCGGAGCCGAGAGAGCCCGTCAGGCCGGTGCAGTGCTCGAGGTACCCCAGTCGGTTGCGCAGCCCGAGGTTGCTCGGGATGACGTTGACGGCCCGAAGGCAGTCGGTGGGCGGCATGGCCGAGGCCGGGTCCACGGTGTTGAGCCCACCCAACGGAGCCGAGACGGAGCCCGCCTCGATGACGGGCGGCCCGACTGGACCAAGGCGCTTCATGCGCCGTACCCGCCATCCGGGATGTTGCCGTAGCCGAGGCGCCGGAAGCCGCGGGTCTGCCCGCCGATGCCGATGCGAGGCGCCGCCGCGACGTCGGCCGCCTCCGCCAGCGCCAGCGCCTCCTGGTACTCCACCTCGGCATTGGTTGCGTCCCACCCCTTCGCCTTGAGGAAGGCGCGCTTGAGGGCGGACACCAGCAACTCCGAGTCGAAGAACAGCGCATCGGTGTTGGCGGTGGGCGCGTCCTTGTCGGCCTGCGCGGCGCCGGAAGTCTGCACCCAGTAGCGGGACAGGTACTCAAAGCCGATGGTGGCAATGCCGGTGGGCGTTGGGCTGATCTCCACCGTCGCCGCGCGCACCCGGAATAGCGCGTTGATGGTGGAGGTGACGGCGCCGGTCGCCAGGTACTGCCACGCCTCCGCACCCACCGGTAGCGCCTGGCGGTCCGTGGTGCGGTTCCACTCGCTCTGGTCCACCATCGCCACGAAGTCGTTGGGGAGGGCGTACTCGGCCGTCCCGTTGGCGGTGTCGAAGGTGTGCTCGAGCGTCAGCGTCCTCCAGCGCCGGTGCGCGGCCAGCTTGCGCCCGATGCTGCTCAACAGGCTCCGCATCTGGATGACGTTCGGATCCGTCGAGCCGTAGGGGTCCGCCACCGCGCCCAATCCAAGCTGCGTCGAGGCGGTGGAGATGACGGTGAGCGCCGTCTCGAAGGGCGTCGCATCGGCCAAGGTGTACGAGTAGGGCATCTAGGTTCCCTCGTTGCCGGAGGTGTCGATCGCGAAGACGTCGAAGGTGGGCGCGAACGGCCAGCCGCCAGCCCGGACGATGGAGAAGTCGAACACGGTGCCGGCAGAGATCGTCGTCTTGGTGGAGCCGGCCGAGTAGAGCGCGGCGAACTCGGTGCCGTCGTAGATGACTTCCCGTCCGCGCTCCGTTCCGCCCGTGTCGGTGAGCGTCACCACAACCACCGTCCGCCGAAAGGCCACGTTGTCGGTGACGCGGAAACTCCACGCCTGGGTCCGCGAGATGGCGGAGCCGTCGGTGGGGGACACGGCGGAGATGACCGGCGCAGTGGTGTCGGCGCTCGGGTTGACCTGGTAGAGCGCCCACACCTCGTCCGCGGTCAACACCGCGTCGTAGATGCGAAAGTCATCCAGGGACGTGTTGGCGGTCTGCTCCGGCGTCGCGTCGAAGGCGCCGCGACCCAGGCTCATCTGGTACGTATACGCAGCCTCCTTGAGCACCGGCGTCAGGAGGTTATTGGTGCCGACCAGCGAGCCGTTGACGTAGTAGGTCGCCACGTTGGCATTCACCGTGACGCAATGGTGATGCCAGACGCCGCCCGCCGAGGGCAGTTGCACGTTGGTGTTCCACGTCACCTGTGAGCTCGGGGCGGTGCTCCACTTCACGCCGAGCGCGTAGGTGCTGGCGCCCGCCAGGTAGAGCGCAAACAGGTGGTGGCTGGTGGTGAGGGGCCGGCGGATGGAAAAGAGCGTGGTGCCCACGGTGGTGCTGTGGACGGCCATCCACCACGCAATGGAGAACGTCCGCGTAGGCGAGTCGAACAGCGCCGGGTAGGACGCGGACGACAGGTATGGCCCGGCTGTCGCCCACTTCCGGCAGTTGCCAAACCGCCCAGTGGCCACCGGAGGCGGGCCGTTCGGCGTGAGGTTGTAACCCCCAACGGAGTCCACCGCGGTGTCCGCCGCCAGCGCCTCGTCAAACTTCCAGTAGGCGATCAGCGACACCGCGACTCCTTGTGGCTACTTCGCTCGGGCTTCCTTGCGCTTCACGTTGGCCGGCGCTTCCACCGGCACGCCTTCGCTCTGAACGGTGTTGGCCAACGCCACCGCCTCCAGGGCCTCCAGCCGCTTGCGGAGCGAGTCGTTCTCCGCCTTGAGCTCCGCCACCGGGGCGGCGTCCTTGAGGGCGGCGAGATAGCGCCGGGCCTTCTCGCGCTCGCTCCGCGCCGACATGCCGAGGGCGGCCAGCTTCTCGTCTGCGACGTCCGCAAGCGCGTCTACGGTGTGGATGTGGAAGTAGGCCAGCTCCGCGATTCGCTCCGGCGGCAGCGCGCCCCAGATCTCCAGCGGCGTGCCGCTCTGCTGCGTCTGGCCGCGCCGAAACGCGACGTACTTCTCCGGGTAGAGGTACGGGTCCAGCTTCGGCCGCACGGGCCGGTTGATGATGGTGTCCTTGTCGCCCGGGGTCAGGATCTCGATGAACTCCACGGCGTCGAAGATTGGGCGTCCTTCTGCGCGGGACTTCTCTGGGTTCTGCTGGTTCACCAGATGGAAGCGGACATACCGCTGCTCCGCCGGCTTCACGTTGGAGTTCATCACCTGCTCCACGTTGAAGCTGGCGTCCAGATCCGGGGGCGGCAACTCGTACAGTTCTGCCATGGCGGTGCCTCGCTGGGTGCTGGGTGAGATGAGCGGGGCGGACCACCCAGAGAGTCCGCCCCGCCCGGTGCTGCTCAGGGGCTACGCCGCGGTGGCGTCGTCCATGAAGGGGCGGTCGATCTCAAACTCCGCCATGCCGGTCGCCGGGGCGTCGATGGCCGAGGCGCCGATCGCCTTCTTCACGCGGTCGCCCGCCACCACCGCATCGTCGACGCTGCCGGCGGTGGCGGTGGCGTAGACGAGGCCGTTGTCGGCGTAGGCCGTCAGGCACAGGCCCACCGCCTTGCCCTTGATCTGGTACCAGCCGTACTGGCTGGCCACGTTGGCGGACATCGCGATCCCGACCTGTCCGATGTCGTTCGCGGCGAGCAGGGTGGTGGTGTAGTCGTCCTCGTGGAACGTCACCCAGGAGCCGACCGCGGTGGAGGCGACGCCCTTGGCGTAGACGAACTCGCCCTCGCCGTTCTGGTTGGTCCCGCGGTCCACCGCCCGAACGACGGTGCCCAGCGGGTGGTTCTGCGTGGTGCTGGTGTCCGAGATCGCCTGGAAGCCGATCTGCGGGCTGATGATCTGCCAGTTGGTGGTGTAAGTGGCCATATGCGTTGGTCCTCTTTCAGTTCAGGGGTTGAGGGCTAGTCGCCCTTGAGCCGGCCGCAGAACTGCGGACCGCTGCAGGTGAGGTTTCCGGCGAAGCCGAGCACCTGGACGATCGCGTCCTGGTTCACGGCGGTGCGCTCCTTCGGCCCGAGCGGGACCATGTTGGTCCCCGAGTGCGGCCTCCAGTGCATGCAGTCCGTGCTCAGGAAGTACATGTCCGTCGCGGTGGCGTACCCGCCGATGCCGCCATCCAGCACGACGTCCGCGTCCATGTACTTCACGGACGGGAAGCCGAGCTTGCCCACCTCGGTCCCGGAGAACCGCTGCAGGGCCTGGAGCGACGCGAGGTAGGTCGCCCAGATGGTGGAGCCGGCCATGATCAGATCCGGCCGGTTGCTCCCGCGCTGGCAGGAGGCCCACAGGATGTTCATGTACCCCTGGATGGTGGTGGAGGTCGGCGTGGAGCTGGGGTCGTAGAGCTGCGAGCGCCAGAAGGTGGAGGTCGCCCGGTTGATGCCGCCGTAGGTGCCGGTGGTGTTCGCCTGGGGGACCGCCGCGTCGAGGCCGGTGATGGTCTTGCCGCCCGAGCCGGTGCCGTCCGAGTAGATGCCCTGGGACAGGTCGTTGGCCATGGTGGCCTCAGCGACCTGGAGACGGGCCTCGAGGAGATCGAGAATCCCTTCCTTGCCGCCGTTCTGGATCTTCTCCAGGCCGGACATGGTGACGGCCACCGCGTACTGCTTGATCGCGAACTCGGCCGCGGTGATCACGTCCTGCGCCGTGGTGGGCAGGGTGTCGTAGCCGGAGTAGAACCCGCCGTTCCCGTTGGCCGCCTGCGACAGGGGCTCGATGATCTTGTGGCCCCCGTTGAAGGGCCGCTGCCGGCCCTTCATCTTGAGCTGCGCGAGGATGGCGTTGTTCTTCGAAACGTTGTCCTGGATCTCGGGGGAGCGCGACTCGATGGTCGTCGCGAGGATGTCGGTGTAGCTGGTGTTGGCGAATGACACGGCTGCGCCTCACGGAAGGTGGATGGGTCCTGTCCATGGCCTTCTGCGCGTTGACGGCCTCGCCGTTCGCTCGCGCCCCGCCACGGGTTGGGGCTCATCAACTCCCGCAGGTTGGCCGGAGGCTCCTGCGCGCTACGAAGAGAAGCCTACGGCCTCGCTGACACTACTTGCCGCCCTTCGCCATCGCCGCCTCGAGCGCTGCCCGAATCCCCTTGGGCGGAGCCGACGCCACGACGGTCGGCTGCGACTTCACGGACGTGCCCGCGGACCGCTTCGCCGCCGCGCTGGCCTGCTGTCCCTCCGCCGCCTTGGCCGCCTTGCGCTGACGGAGGATGGCCCCAATCTCCGAGGCCTCGTCCAACTCATGCATCCGCAGCGCGAGCTTGTACGCCTCCTCCGGGTCGCGGGTACGGCCGGCGCTGACGATGGCCGCCATGTCGCCGTCGAGGTCCATCGCGAACTCATGGGAGTCGTAGAACGTCGAGAGTTGTTTGTTGCGCTGTTCCTGTTCAATCTGCGCCCGCACCTGAGCCGCGATGACGTTTGGATCCACCGCCGGCTGCTGCTGGACGAACGGCGACGCCGGTGCCGGCGACGACTGGCCAAGGAAGCGGTTGATTGCCTCCAACCCCGACTCATTGGCCATCCCGTAGGTGCGGACCAACTGCGCGAAGGTGTGCGCCTTCTGCTCCGGCGTGCCCTGGGTAAGCAGTGCGTCCGTGCGAAGGTACGACTCCAGCGCCTGTGGCACCGCCATCCCACGGGCCGCCAGCATCGGGGCAAAGGGCTTGGCCACCGCCTCCACCGACTCCCACGATTTGCGGACCGGCGCCGTCTCCTCAAACGTCTTGCGCACCTCCCGGTCCACCC